GTGAGATCGCTGAAACATCTCAGGTGGACTTGAAAGGCGTCAAACGTTCGAACGCCACAATTTATGATGAGCTCCAACTGAGTCGTCAAATTGTATGTTTGAAATGTGTTGATGTGGTTTATGACAATAAAAATGTTTGTGAACGTGGTCATGGGTTTTGTGGTGAGCACAAATCCCATGAGCAATGTCAAGCATGCCGGTTTAAATGCGGCGTGTGTCGAAAGCGGATTCGATCTGACGTTGCCCCATGTGTTGGTGGAAGACATATGGTATGCCGTACGCACAGTGCGGATGAATGTAGGGCTTGTACCAATTGCCCCATTTGTCAACGTACTCTCGATTCAAAACATTATTGTTATCATGAAACTGAACAGGGAAAATTGCACGCACACTGTGAGAAGTGTGGACACAGGCGGTTGGCGAAGTGTCCTTTGTGCAGAGAACAGTTGCCGGAAAGGAAGGCTCCGGCAACAGATGGTGGAACACGACGATCGGAGAACGTCGTAATAAATGTGGCCCCGACACCTCCTACCAGCGGAATCATTGATGCTGTACCGTTGATGGAGTGCGTTGGGCCCACATCGTATTCTCTTCTCCCCACACCTCCCCCACTCATAAACCCCCCGCTCACCCCGTCTTCTTCTCCCCCCGTTTCCTGGTCATCTCTTGTGTTGTCGGCGTTGCCAACCCCGTTAACGTCGATGCGGCGATCAAGCGACTCTGGAGACTCTTCACTAATATATCCTGGTCCACAGCCTACGCCGTCGTCATCATCCCCGGTGACGTCCATGCATCGGGCGAGCGAATCGGGCAGCTCTTTGGGTTCGGAGGATCCTGAAGATGTTGATGTCATTGACCCTCTTTATGCGTCAGAGGTAATTCGTTTCGAGCACCCCAACTATGCTCCAACGTTCTCGGCGTTTGATGGTCGTGACTTATATATAAATCCAAATAACATGGAAATTATGTCGATGCCTCATATTCGGCATATGTGGATTGTTATTTGGTTGGCGTTGGTAGGTTTGCCAATAGACTGGTTTTGTATTCCTGTGTATACTGGGCATCCGTTGTTAGCAGCGGCAATATCCTTTTGGGCCCAATATAATTGGAAGGATACAAATCTTAGGTGGCATGATGTGTCTGAACGATTGCGGGAGTGTTCAGCTCATGTTAAATTCACGTGTACTCGTTTGAATGTGCATGCAACCCAGTTGCAACTTGTTACATCTGCATTCTATTGGAATCAAGAAATGTATTTACCACTCCATTCCCTTGTTGTGCACTTGAGGATGGTTTATTCTCCTTTTAAGTTTCGATTGTTGTCTTTGTTGGTGTTTGGTTTTATTGTTTTCGGCATATATATTTTTAGCATTATTTTAAACCCTATTATTTTAATTGTTAATGTCGTGTATCTTTATATTATTAATTTAGAGTCCACACTCTTGTACTTAGTTCAGTGGCTGACTGAATTTCTAACACTATTTATTGGGGTACAGTTACAACCCCTAAATCCGTCTAGTTGGTTGGCGATCGTCTCGTTTATCGAGGTCAATATTGGCCTTTTATTATTCCTGTTTTGTTACAGGTTATTCGTTAAATGTTTCATGCGGCTTCTTTAGGGCGAATTTATAGTGGTGTTAGACCTGTTATTTTTAAACAGGGGGCGGGGATTGCGGAACCCGCGTGGCCAAAACTGCGTTATGTAGATACATCAAAAACAATATATAAAAAATTTCAGTTTTCACCAATATTCTACCATAGTTGTTACCAAAATGAACTCGCGTCATTGCGATTTCGTACGTGCGCATCCACCCCAATTCCTGATCCCCCCACCCTGGACAGGTTTTGCGAATTTTTCAAACGGAATATTTTTTCTGTCGTGCCATACAAGCACATTATTGAACTGCCTTTCCGCGAGGCCATTGCTCGCATGCATTCCAGACCTAGTGTTAAACACAAGATAAAACAGGCTTGGAATCTTACAAAACATATTAGCCACGATGGTACCATCTCAGGTGAGGACGCTAGAGAATGGACCACGCGTGGGATGTTTGTTAAGGTAGAAAACCTTCTAGTCAATAATGGCGGTTTAGTTGAGGATAAAGTGCCTCGACCGATTCTCCCCGCTAAACCGGAGTTTGTAGCACACACCGTTGGGTGGTCAATGGCATTTCAGGACCATCTCGTTGAAATGCTTGGGAAGTTGTCTCGGTTATGTGTCGCAATAGGCATGACGGCAACAGAGATAGGCGATTGGGCGAACAAGTTTGCTCAGTCTGTCCTCGAAAATGATGTTAGTGCGTGGGACAATTCTATTCATCCCAGGTTGGAAAAACTACTGCTATGGATGGCTCGGAAGTTTGGAGCACCGCCATTATGGTTACAGTTGTTTCGCGCTAACATTAAAACCCATGGTCGATCAGCCCATGGTATTAAATTTTGGACCCCCGGCGGTAGGAAGTCGGGGGATCCGTGGACGGCCTGGGCCAATTCTCTTCTGAACATTATGATTCATTTATTTATAATTTCGGAACACTTCAATCTTTCGATAGAGCGTACATTGGAGATAGTGGAGATGATAGTCCTGGGTGACGAC